CCGTTGTCAACAACAATAGTGTATGTGCTTCCTTCAACAACCGGACCTGTAGAAGCAAGCCCTGGTGCATTTCCTTGAGCGTCACCTTCCATAATTTCAACAATTTTATCAAACTTTGCAAGCACTGCGCCTCTAGCTGTTGCATTTGCAGGAGCACCTGTGTTAACTTGTACTTGGCTGTTTCCTGTTGTAGGTGTATGAGCTACATGCTGTAGTACTCTGTCTGCAACTAAACGTGCATGTTGTATTCCTGCAACAGTTTCAGTTAGCTGTGAACTAATTGCTTTACGACCACTTACGTTTGAAAAGTAGCGTAATCCTGCTTCTATTGTTAAGAAGTTTGTTGCAGCACCACTGTTAACATCTAATTTAATACTGTCTAATATAAGACCTATGTCTCTTGCACAGATTGCTGTATCGTATACAAAGTCAGGATATGTAGCATTTACATGTGCTACAACTTCGTCCATAATAAACTGACGGTTGTCTGTAAGCAAGGCAAACATATTAGTATACCCTGCACTATTGGTTAAACCTTTAGCTGTCACTTCTGCAGGCGATACTGTGTTGTATGTAATAGTTTGCATGTAAGGACCCGGACGGGCTCTTGTGGTTGCAATTAATTCTTCCGCTAGTTGTGCTGCTTTGTTTATTGATTTAAATGCACTACTAGGTGAACGTCCTACTCTATCATATGCTGTATTTACTTGTGCATCGTCGCCTTGTGTACTAACGTAAATATTCGTTGTACTTGCAAAACTCGTATTATCCACATAAAACTTTGTTGCAGCTTGGAAGTCTTCTTCTACACCGCTGTTTACACCTGAGTATGAACCTGGATGATCATGTAATAACAATGCGCCAGTCATTTTATCACCTGAACGCTTAGTTACATTTTTACGTGGCAGTGCTTCGTCATCTAAGTAAAAGCCCGGAATATCTTCATCGTATTTGTTATTTGTTAATGTGCCTGTTGTTGGAGTCAACGCTGCTGTTGACGATAACGCATTAGCTTCGGATGTAAATAGTTGTAGGTTATCCTCATCTACAACTTTTAGATAGTAAGTAGTACCGTCAGTAAGCCCGTTAGCTGTCGTCCCTGCAAAAGTATAAGGTTTGCCTGTGCTGTATTGATTTAAACCATGTGCAGTAACAGTTGCATTTAATCCGTTAACTGCACTAATAGTTAATGTATATTCTGTCGCATCTGCTGGCTCATCTCTGACTGGAATAGGTCTGCCAATACTTGCATAGTTTGTGTCAATATATTTTTTGTCAGGTACTAAGTCGTCAATTGATATTGCGTCTGGTGTACCTGTCAGCCCGTGTGTATTGTTAAACTGTGTAGCAGCGTTTGCAGAGATAGCAATTCTACCTATACTAAACAGGTTAAGACCGTCTAAGTCACCGCCTAGTGTTGGTTGGATATCGTTACCAACTGCTGCTCCGTTATTTGTAATTTTAATTTTTGATGGATCACTAGTGTAATCAACAGTAAGTCCTGAAACTTCTAATGCCCTTAGGTCTATTGACGTACCATCGCTAGATGATATAGCAAGTAAGTTACCATTTCCTTGTGCATCAGTTAGTGTGCTAGGTGTATCACTTAATGAACTAAATCCAATCTGTCCACCTTGTCCAAATACAGCATAAAGTTCCTGGAAGTTTTCATTTAATTTATTAAATGCTTCACGGATACTATCACCTGTACCGTCGTTGCCCTCTACACCAATATTTACTACTTGTCTAGTCATGTTATCCTATCCTTAAAACTGTGGAATTGCATCCATATCGAAATTTACACTTACGCCGCATCCACAACTACTTTGTGCATTTGGATTATTAATTTCAAAGTTTGCACCAACTATGCTCTTTACATAATCTACTTCTGTGCCTATTAAAAACATTAAACTATGCGATCCAATTACAAAAGCACAACCTTCTGCTGTTTTTACAACTTCATCGTCATCATTTAATTCATTAGGTAAATTAACAAAGCCCCATTCGTATTCAAATCCTGCACATCCTCCGCCTTTGATGTTTAGACTTATGCCATAAACTTCATTTTCATCACATAATTTATTAATTTGGTCTTCTGCTGCTGGAGTAAGTGTACATACGCTCATAGTTTTTACCTCTCTTATTGATATTTATCGTATTTTTTTATAATCTTAATGTAAATATAGTTATGTACATAAAAGAATATAAACAACAAACAAGGCATAAACGTATATCTAAGTGCGGTAAAATGCATGAATATACAAGACAGCGGACCTACGTTCAACTACGCTGTGATAACTGTGATACAGAGTTTACTAGAGCTAGAGGAAGCATGGATCCAACGAGATTAAGTAACAATTATTTTCACGTATGTGAAAGTTGTGATGCAAAAAAGTTTGCACAGAAGAAGGGAATAGAAAAAAAGCAGATATGGAATATATCTGCTTCAAGTAATTTATCTATTAGTAAACTCTAGTTACGCCAAATAGTATAGGCGCCATATGCTATTGCACCATATGCAATTAACTTTGTTAGAGGTGAAAAGATAATAATAGCTGCACCTGCTGCAATCATTAACACTCCATCTAATGTAGAACGTTCATCAATTTTCTTTTTAATAAATGCTTTAATCACGACTTATTCTCCTTACTTGTTTTTCGACTGTTGCCAGTCTTGTTTCAGTGGCACGTAATTTATCTTCTAATCCTTGTATATACTTGGTACTAGGAATAGTATGTTCAGCACCGTCCTCGCCTAACACAGTCATTGTATCTACACCTTGTCCACGTAATCCACCCAAAACTCTGTTTGGATTTTTGTCAGATGATGATTGGGTCTGGTCCTGCGACTTTCTGCCGTACATTTTTGCTAGATAGCTCATTCTGTTTCTCCATACAATATTTATACAAACCTATGCTGGCAAGATTTTTCGCTTTGCTTTCGACCATAATATCAGCATAAGGTAAAAAGCTCAATGCCCAATCATTAACTGCATCATTCCACATGTAATCACTGTGTGCTCTAAGTTTTGCTTTCTTGTAACCTTGTTCTAAAAGTTGCGGAAAATCTGGTTTAACATCTCGTCTATGTTCTGTGAGACAATCTTCACGGCTAACGCTGTAATGAATAACAGGACGAACGCCGCGCCAACTGTCCATAACACGTAGGAATTTATCATCATTAGGCTCAATGTATTCTCCTTCACGACACCAATTATGATGGATGTCTAAGACGAGAGCAACGTCATCTGCTAGTTCTAAGCTACTATCGAGACCCCATTTGTTTTCGTCGTTTTCGATTGTAATTGTGTTTCTTGCTTCGGGCGATAAGCGTTTAAGTGCAGCTTTGATACCGGCTGGACCTTGCCTACCTGATATGTGGACGTTGCACTTAAAGTCTTGGAAGGTTTTGCCGTAACCCATATAGCGGAGGACATCGGTGTGATATTCAAATTCTTCTATGCTCCTATCAACTATTTCCGGGTTATCACTGGCAAGGACTGTGAATTGACCTGGATGCATCGATAGTCGCACATCAAGGGCTCTTGCCGTGTCGCCAACTTCTGCGAACGCTCTCTCACAATATGCCACCACGTCAGGGCGCTGCCAATAATAGCTCCACTCGTGCTGGGTATAAACAGGAAGAACATCAGAGCCGAGTCGAACCATCCGAAGTTCAAGTGGAAGAGATCCCACATATTCAATCAACCTTTTGTAGGACGCTATGTTATGGACCATGATGTCCCACAAGCGTTCTTCAGCAACATCACGTGTCTGTCTGTTAAGCCACTGTACTGTTGTGCTACGAGTATTTAGTGGACGTTGGATCTCTTCTAATAGTTTTTTCTTTTGCGTTTGATCTGGATGCATATACTTGCAAGCAAAACCTATACGCTGTTGTTGCGATTTCAAAAAGTCACCTGCACTTGTAAATTTAAGATCATTCATTTGTATATGCCTTCAATACTATAATGTTTACTATTATACACTGCCCAGCTTAAACTGTCAAGTCTATTATATCCTTGATTACGTAATTTTTTATACCAAGCAATGTAATTTGTTAGCCGTTTCATGTCCATCTTTCTATTACCCAAGGGTCTCTACAATCTGCAGGGTTAGGATCTCCATGAAATACTGCAATACTTGTCTCCGGCAATACAACAGGTTCACCTACATCTTTGAAGTTACGTTTACCGTGTATCTTAACCATATCCGGTTTGCCACGCATTTCCCACTTATAACTTTGTATCCACTCGTCTGGCCAATAATTAAAATTAGTC